ACCAGAAATCAATTAAACGAATTATTTGGCATCACGGGCAACAAAGTAGATGCTAGTAAATTACAAAAGGCTTGGGAAAAAGCAGGTAGCCCAACAGACAGCGAAGAAGTTGCTAAGATTTTACAAGGTGCAGGAGTTGATCCAGCAGTAATTTCAAAGGCATACACAGACATGTCATTACCAGAACCTGCTGGTAGAATAGAACCAGCAATGGACAACACTGCCGCATCTTCGGTAAATACCAAAGATATTATGGATATGGTTTTAAAATTAAATCCAGATGAGCAGAAGCAAGTATTAGCGTACTTAAAAAGATAATAGGAAATTATATGAATATCACCGAACTTGTAAAATCTATTAATACACCGTATTACGAAACTGTGGCCAGTAGATTGCCAAGAGGAATTAAATCTCAACAACACCTTTTAAATCTAGGTTATGTGATCACAGTCCAGGATTTAGGACTATCACGTGCAAAGGCCTTAGATGAATCTTTTGCCGCTAATTTGGTTAAATCATATCACAAACAATGTTTAAATGAAGGCGTTGGGTCTTTCTTAGGCAAAGCCGCAGGACATGTTGTTGGTGGTTTAGGCGCGGCATGGCGCGATGCTAAGAAAGGTTATGCAGATGCAAAGGCATCTTGGGCAGACAAAACTGCGCCAGCCGCAGGAGCCGCACCGGCCGCAGGCGGAACCGCACCTGTAAGCGGAACAACCGCAGTACCTCCACCCGATAGTGGCAGTGCAGAGCCAGCTCCGGCTGCTCCAAGTACTTACGCAACACCACCAGCAGGCGGAGATACCGGTCGTCCGTATGTTGCACAACCTGGTGCAGGTGCCGCACCTGAAGCACCAGCCGCAAGCGGTGGATCTGCTCCAGCACCAACTGCTCCAGCCGCGGGCGGAACAGCACCAGCTGGCGACATAGGTAGTATTATGAAAGCCATTGACGGTTTAGATCCTGCAAGTAAAAAACAATTAGCTGGAGAGTTAGAAAAGAGCATTAACACTCCTGCACCAGCCGCAGAAAAACCAGCGGCAACACCTGGAGCAACACCACCCGCAGGTCCCGCAGGCGGAGCAACACCACCCGCAGGCGGAGCAACACCTCCAACCGCACCAGCAGGAGAACCTCCTGCACCGGGCGCAACTCCAACAGCACCTGCTACAACTACACCTCCAGCAGGCGGTAAACTAACTCAAGCACAACAAGATGCTATGAAAGCTAGATTACAAGGACAAAGAGCCGCAGGTAAAACAACTGCTTCACAAACAGGATCTGGATTTAAAGATTATGTAGGCGGCAGTGAACAAAAGATGGCTGGTGTAGATGCTAGCGGAGCACCTGTGTTTAAGAAACTACAACGTGAAAGTGTAGCGTTTAGTAAATTCTTAGGCGTGCATATTTAAAAGAACGGTAATCCCGAATCTTTTGTAGCTTTAAGGTTATCTTCAATAATAGTTGTAATAGCTGTTCTATCTTCGGGAGTCAACAGGAATGACTCAGAGAATGACAACCCGCCTCGCATATACCAAGTTAGTCTAAACAATTCTTCGCGCATGGCTTTTGTATCATTTTCATAATCTCTTACAACTTTGTTTATTCCATCAAAGTCGAGATACAAAAGCCTCATACGAAAAAAGTTGATGGGTCAAACACTAAGGGAACTTCAATAAATTCTGTGGTAATACCTCTGGCTCGCATCGCTTCAGTGACTGGTACTTGTATTGGTTTAATCGCATTAATATCTTTTAATCGATCAAGATGATTTTGAATTACATTAAAAATATCTTTGTCTACGTTTTCAATAAACTCTTTGATATGTTTAGGATTATCTGTAGGACCTTGACTTGAGTCAATTCTAAATATGCTGTGTTCAACTATGCCAATGGTTACTTCACTTAGTTTATTAAAACTTTCTTTAAATGCTTGAATTTTTTCTTCGTCAGAGGCAGTGGTATTGTTGGCAATTTGCAACATCTTTTGTGTTTCAAAAGTACTAACTGCACTGGTACTAATTTGTTTATAGTCCATTGGACGAACATATACGGTTAATTCTTCAGTAATCGGAACAACTGGATCCCAGGTAACATTTGCCATTAAACTATCCATGACATTTCGAAGGTCAATGGTGTATTCCATCTCATCTTCTTCGTTTAGTGTAATAGGAGTAACCATTTTTTCACCGTAGGTTGCTAGTCTAATACCAATAAGAATAACATCTAAGTCAATGCTAGGAACATGCCATGCATTTTTAACATGCGGCATACAATGCTGAATCACATCAACAACCGCTTGTCCACTCATTACAGCATCGGGAACTTTTAACATTAGTTCGTCTTTGGCAGTCATTGAGTAAACTGGATATTCTCCTGTTTCAGAACCAGCCAATGAACCAGCTGGCCAAAATTCGCCCTGACTAGGTAAGCGAATATAGATTTTTGGTTGCCTCATAAATGAAGCTAATGGGTTTGGCTGAATGTTTGGTACTGATGTGACCATGGTTTTAATCTCCGATAAATAAACGATGAATACTGATACTCTTATTTATGTGCTCATATAACTCCTAAAAAACAATGGCAGACGTAACAGGCACGATTGGCAATGAACATGTAGAACTTAACAACGCGGCAACTGAAGCCACGTTAAAACTTCTACTGGCCGCCATCACAGGTGGCAACGCTAAAGCCGCAGAAAATATTAAAAGCATTGCTACTAAGGCAGGTTTAGATCCGGCCACAGTAGCCAAAGCCAATGACGGTCTAAAAAATTCAGCCGTAGCTGGAGAAAAAAGCACCGGCGTTTTTAACAGAGTTGCAGCCACAGGAGCTAGTGCGGCAGATGGCCTTACAAAATTAGGCACCTCATTAAGTCCTTTAATTGATAAACTTTTAGCGGGTACTGCACAGGCCAGCGATGCATTTGGTGCGTTAGATAAGTTACCAGGCGTACTTGGTACAGTCATGGGACTATTTGGTAAAGTAGCCTCATACCAACAAGACAACATGAAATCGTATCAGCAGATTACAGCGGCTGGTGCTAATCTTGGTGGTAGTTTAACTGATCTAAGACAAGCCGCACTGAACAGCTATATGACCTTGGATCAGTTTAGTAATTTAATAAAAAATAACAGTGATGCATTTACTAGAATGGGCGGCACTGTTAATGATGGTGTTAAAGCATTTACTGCATTTAGTAACGGATTAATTAAGAGTGAAAGTGGCAGTCAACTACTTGCATTGGGTTATACTACAGAACAACTTAACAACGGCATGGCAACATATATTGCGGCCACAGGTGGTAGAAACCGTGCTGAAATGGCTGATCGAGACAAACTGGCGGCCGGCGCAAAAAACTATTTTGAACAATTAGATGCACTGGCTACTATTACTGGTATCTCAAAAGAAGAGCAAGAAAAATCAATGAAAGAACGTGCGGCTAACGAAGCATGGCAAGCACACTTAGGAACTTTAACTGTAGAAGAACGAGCCAAAGCTGAAGCCGCAGCCAATGAGGCAAGGACACGAGGCGGCAAAGGCGCAGAGCAGGCACTAATGAGTGCGGCCATGGGATTTCCTCCTATGACTAAAGCCGCTCAGGAATACACTGCGGTAGCAAGAAACAGTAATGCGGCTACAATGAATCTTGTTAAAGATATTAAAGATTCTAGTAAATCTGTTAAAGATATACAAACTAATGGGGCTGCGATTACATCAGGACTGGCCAAAGACGGTAGAGAAAACACTCAAGTAATGAAAGCATTAGCAATGCAGGGCGGCGACTTATCTGAGATTTCTACAAAATCATTGTCGGCAATGAATAAAGCAAAGAATCAAGAGATTAAATCTGATGCAGATGCTAGAGCACAACTAGAACAAGTGCAGGCAGAACAACGTAAACGCATGGCTGATAGTCAAGCAAAGCAAATGGCTGAAACCGATAAAGCCTTTAAAGAAATTGGACAAGCAATTAACGATTTATTAGCACCTGCTATTAAATGGGCCACAGAAATGATAACAACTATGTCTAAAGGCCTAGCTTTTATTATTACAGGATTTAATGAATTAAGTTTAGGTGCAAAATTATTAGTTGCTGGTATTACAGCGTTAGTATTGTGGAAGAGTAAAGAATTAATAGCAGAAAAACTGGCCGCGGCCAAAGATAAAGCGGCTTCTGCAATTTCAAAAGCTAAAGGAATGGTTCCTGGCAGTTCACCTGAAACTGCATTGTGGGTTAGAATAGTTGGTAAAGGAATGCCTGGCGCTGCCGGCGGTGGCTTAGAAGATTTGTTAGATAAAGGTAAAGACGGCAAGGGTGGCGGTACTAAACCGAGCTCAGGAGGTGGCGGAAAGCTAGGTAAACTTGCCAAAGGTGCAAACATGCTCAAAGGCGGCGTAGGCAGTTTGGTAGGCGGTCTGGCATTAGATTATGCGGCAGACAAAGCACGAGAAAGCGGAAATACTAAAACAGCCGCCGGACTTGATATAGGCAGTTCTGCATTATCTGGTGCTGGTATGGGCGCAATGATGGGCAGTGTTGTTCCTGGAGTAGGTACAGTAATTGGAGGCGCGGTCGGCGGATTAGTTGGAGGTGCATATGGTGCTTACCAAAATTGGGGCGGCTTAACTGGTAAAAAACCCATGGCTGATGGAGGCATTGTTGATAAACCAACTAATGCACTCGTTGGCGAAGCTGGACCAGAAGTAGTATCACCGATCAAATACTTTGAAAATTTACAAACCGAGCTAGTGACGTTAAATAAGCAAACAGTGGAGATGCTGAGATTTCTCAAAGAAACCGCAGAACATACTAGAAATACTGCGGATGCTACCAAAGGCTTAGGCGGAGATCTTTTTAAATTTTAAATTATGGCTTGGAAAAAATACTTTTCGTTAGTTGATACATCGGGACAATTAAGTCCTGTTAATGGATCTGTGAACGCAGATAACCGTGCTAATCCCACACATAGAAATTACTCTAGCTATTTGCCAGATGTATATTCCGGGCACCCAAATCGTTTAGAACGATACGGACAGTATGATACCATGGATAGTGACAGTGAAGTTAATGCGGCTCTAGACATTCTTGCAGAATTTTGCAGCCAAATGAATGAAGAAAGCGGCACACCTTTTAGAGTATTTTTCAAAGAACAAGCTACACCTACTGAAGTTAAGATCATTAGAAAACTGATGCAACAGTGGACTAAACTTAATAAGTTTGACAAACGTATTTTTAAAGTAGTTAGAAACACATTCAAATATGGTGATGCATTCTTTGTTCGCGATCCCGAAACGCAGGCATGGATGTTTGTTGATTCACAAAAAGTTGATCGTATTATTGTCAACGAATCAGAAGGTAAGAAACCCGAGCAATATGTTATCCGTGATTTTAATCCTAACTTAGAAACACTGGTTACAACTGCTATTAGCCCTAGTAATGTTACAGGCGGCGGCAGTCAATATGCCAGTAGCTATGCCGCAGGACAAGGCGGCGCAGGCGGTTCACGTGGCATGACTGGTGCATTTCCTACAAACTTAAATGGAAACAGATTTAGTCGCCAAGAAAATCAATATAATATTGATGCTAAACATGTTATTCATATTAGTCTAAGTGAAGGCTTAGACAACAATTTTCCTTTTGGAACTAGTCTTTTAGAATCAATTTTTAAAGTTTACAAACAAAAAGAATTGCTAGAAGATGCAATTATTATATATCGTATTCAACGTGCTCCGGAACGTAGAATCTTCTATATTGATGTTGGTAATATGCCAAGTCACTTAGCTATGAGCTTTGTAGAACGTGTTAAAAATGAAGTTAATCAACGCAGAATTCCCAGTGCTACAGGTGGTGGACAAAGTGTGGTAGATGCCGGATATAATCCATTGAGCATCAATGAAGATTATTTCTTCCCACAAACTGCGGAGGGTAGAGGTAGTAAAGTTGAAACATTGCCCGGTGGTACTAACTTAGGAGAAATTGATGATCTTAAATATTTTACTAATAAGTTGTTTCGTGCTTTACGCATACCTAGCAGTTATCTACCTACCGGCCCTGACGACGGAGGATCTAACTTCAATGATGGTCGCGTTGGAACAGCATACATACAGGAGTTAAGGTTTAATAAGTACTGCGAGCGATTGCAAAGCCTAATGAACGATGTATTTGATACAGAATTTAAACTGTATCTACACAGCAAAGGTGTCAATGTTGACAGTAACATCTTTGATCTTAAGTTTAATCCACCGCAAAATTTTGCCAGCTATCGTCAAGCAGAAATGGATACTGCTCGCGTAACCACATATACTACTTTGGCAGAAAATCCTATTTTAAGCAAACGATTTGCACTAAAACGATTCTTAGGTTTAAGTGCAGAAGAAATGGCAGAAAACGAAAAGTTATGGCGCGAGGAAAATGTTGACGAAGATACTGCACTACCTGCAAATGCAGAACTACGTAGTGTAGGTATTACTGCCAACGGTATGGGTGCAGATATGAGTGCAATAGGCGGTGCTACTACACCTCCTCCACCCGAAGAAGGTGCACCGGCTGAAGGCGCGGCGCCCGCAACGCCGCCTCCAGCATAAATATCACTATGTTTTTAAGAGAATTCATTTACTTTGATCGAGACCAGGCAGATATGTCTGATGACAATCGATATAATTCAGATAACGATACTAGCGTATTGAAGTCTACTGACCTACGCAAGACTAGATTAACCTTGCGTATGTTAAATGATCTTAGAAAAGCAGGTGATGCTAGGGAAGCTGAACAAGTAGAAGAACTGGCATTAGTTAGAAAAATGTATGCAGTTCCACCGGCTGCACCAGCCGCATAATAGTATAGTTTAATTTTTTTAGCTAAGAATTAAATATTCTAGCTTAAAATTATTAAATTTCTCCTCTATTCGGTCAAAAAGAGACGCTTTTTGGCCTATTATCCACACGTTTATAGATTACAGTTTAAATAACAACACAGCCTTGCCGCGCATACTAATTAAGGAGAAACCCGCAATGTCTACAAAGTTTGAACAACTATTAGACTTGATCGTCAATGAAGAAATGGATAAAGCCAACGAGCTATTCCATGAAATTATTGTTGATAAGTCAAGAGATATCTATGAAAATTTAATTGCTGAAGAAGCAGAAGAAGACGAAGAAATGGATGAAGCTTCTGAAGAAGAAGATGATTCTATGGATGAAGCCGCAGAAGATGACGAAGAAGAAATGGACGAATCTGCTGACGATGACATGGACGAGTCCATGGATTTAGAAGATTCTTATATGATGGACGGTGGTGAAGAAGAGCCAATGGGTGGCGACGCTACTGATGAGTTTGGTGCCGATGTTGGTGCCGATGACATGGATGGCGAAGAAGGTCCAGAAGGTCAAGAAGATAAAGCAATTTTTGATATTAAAAACGCTATTCAAGAACTAGAAGCAGCCTTTGCTGAACTAGAGCAAGCCCAAGGCGGCGAAGCACCACACGGTGAGTTCGGCGACGAAGAAGGTGAAGAAGGCGGAGAAGAAGACGAAATGGAAATGATGGGTCAACCAGCATTTGAAGGTCGTCGTATGACACGTGAATATACTGAAAAAGTCGGTATGGATTGGGATAAGAACGCAATGAAGAGTCCTAAGGGAGATCCAGCAGGAGCCGGAACAGGTGATTTTGAACGCCAAGGTGAAAGAAATACCAAGAGCATAGTAAGTGCCGGTAAAGGCAAACCAACAACTGGTGCCCACGCAGGTAATCTTGCTCAAGGCGCTGTAGAAGGTCAAAGCAACACAGGTACAAGCCCAGGTAAAGTAAACAACGGTATTGCAAAAACCGCCGGTGAGAAATTTGCTAGTGGTAACGGCAATGTTCCAGGCGGCAAGATGGGCGTAAAAAACCTAAGCAAAGTTGCACAGAACAGCAAGACTCCTGGACCAGTTGGTTCTGGTACAGGTGACAAAGCTGGTCAGACTAGCGTTGGCCAAGTTAAGAGCCCAATCAACGGCGCACCTAATCGTAACGCCTAATTAGAGAAACTGGATGAAACCTACATATCTAAGAGAACACCTAAGTTTTGATCAATCCGGCATCGTAATGGAGTCGGATGACAAAGATGGCAAGAATCTTCACTTGAAGGGCATTGCCATTCAAGGTGGTATTCGCAATGCTAATCAACGAGTCTACCCTGTAGATGAAATTGAACGTGCCGTGAAAACTCTTAATGATCAGATTCAAAATGGTTATTCTGTCTTAGGTGAAGTTGATCACCCAGATGATCTTAAAGTAAATTTGGACCGAGTAAGTCACATGATAACAAATATGTGGATGGAAGGTCCTAACGGTTATGGCAAGTTTAAAATCTTGCCTACACCAATGGGTAACTTAATTCGTACTATGTTAGAAGCCGGTGTAAAACTCGGCGTTAGCTCACGAGGCAGCGGCAACGTTGACGATATGAGCGGCAAAGTATCAGACTTCGAAATTATCACTGTCGATATAGTTGCACAGCCAAGCGCACCTGGTGCGTATCCTACACCCGTTTATGAGCATTTGATGAACGCACGTGGTGGGTATAAAGCACTACAGGTTGCAAAAGAAGTAAAAGAAGATCCAAAGGCCCAGAAATATTTGCAAGAGAGTCTCTTGCAAATTATTAAAGGTCTAAAATAAAGCCCGAGGAGAAATTAATGTTGGACGCATTCAAACAATTAGTAGAGTCAGGCGTGATGTCAGAAGAAGTTAAATCTGCTGTCGAAACTGCCTTTACTCAAAAAATTCAAGAGAATCGCGACCAAGTAACCGCTGAACTTCGTGAAGAGTTTGCACAAAAATACAGTCATGATAAGACTGTTATGGTTGAAGCAATTGACAAGATGTTAAGCGAAAGACTGGCCGCTGAAATGGCCGAATTGCACAATGACAAAAAATCTCTAGCAGAAGCAAAAGTAGCATATCAACAAAAGATGTCTACAGATGCTAAAAAACTAGAAGGATTTGTTATCAAGCAATTAGGCAGAGAATTAGTAGAGTTCCAAGGAGACCGTAAGAAAGTTTCTGAGAACTTTGGAAAGTTAGAGCAATTCGTTGTACACGCTCTAGCAAAAGAAATCAATGAATTTGCTATAGACAAGCGTGATCTAGCTGAAACGAAAGTTAAGTTAGTTCGCGAAGCAAGAGCTAAGTTCGATGATATTAGACAAGCCTTTATTAAACGTAGTGCTCAAGTAGTTGAAGCCGCAGTCACTAAAAATTTAACATCTGAAATCAAGCAATTGAAAGAAGATATTGAAAGTGCTCGCAACAATGACTTTGGTCGTCGCCTATATGAAGCGTTTGCCCAAGAATATGCAGGTTCCTTTCTAAATGAAAAATCTGAAACAAGTAAATTGTTAAAGATTATCAAGAAGAAAGATTTTGAACTAGCAGAAACAAAACAAGCAGTAGCAGAAAAAGCAAGTTTAGTTGAATCAGTACAACGTGAAATTCGCGTTACTAAAGATTTAATGGAACGCAAAACTGTTATGGCTGAGTTAGTATCGCCATTAAGTGGTGATAAAAGAGTGGTAATGCAAGAATTGTTGGAATCTGTGCAAACAGCTAAACTACATTCTGCATTCGACAAATACCTACCCGCAGTAATGGAAGGCGCACAGAAAAAAGTAGTGAAAGCTACATTGAACGAAAGCACCGAAGTAACTGGAAATCGTGAAAGTAAGCCAGAGGTAGGCTTAGACAATATTGTAGACATCCGCAAGTTAGCGGGTCTATCAAAATAATTCAAGGAGACATAAATGTCACAACTATTAAATGAAAGATGGTCAGAGACCAAAGAAGCTCTGCTTGAAGGCCTATCCGGTACCCGTAAGTCTTCTATGGCAGTTTGCTTAGAAAATACACGCCGTCATTTGGCTGAAAGCGCAACAGCTGGAGCCACAAGTGCTGGTAACATTGCAACACTTAACCGTGTTATTCTTCCAGTAATTCGTCGTGTTATGCCGACAGTTATTGCTAACGAAATCATCGGCGTTCAGCCAATGACAGGACCTGTTGCACAGATCCACACTCTACGTGTTCGTTATGCAGATGGTGTTAGTTCCGGTGATGTAGTAACAGCAGGTGAAGAAGCCCTAAGCCCATTCAAAATTGCTGCCGCTTATTCTGGTAACAACAGTGCTACTCCAGGTGCTTCTCCAACAGCTACAATGGAAGGTACACCAGGCAAGCGTATGAGCATTCAAATCTTGAAGACTCCAGTCGAAGCTAAGTCTCGTAAACTAAGCGCACGTTGGACATTCGAGGCAGCTCAAGATGCACAAGCACAACAAGGTATTGATATCGAAGCTGAAATCATGGCCGCTCTAGCACAAGAAATAACTGCTGAAATCGACCAAGAGATTCTAGCTTCTCTACGTGCTTTGGCAACTGTTGAAGAAACATATGACCAGTCATTAGTTTCTGGTACAGCTACATTCGTTGGTGATGAGCATGCCGCTCTAGCTATCCAGATCAACCGCGTAAGCAACTTGATTGCTCAACGTACACGTCGTGGTGCTGGTAACTGGGCAGTTGTTTCTAACCAAGCATTGACAATTCTACAATCTGCTACTACAAGCGCATTTGCTCGTACTACAGAAGGTACATTCGAAGCTCCTACAAACACTAAGTTTGTTGGTACATTGAACGGTGCTATGAGAGTTTATGTTGACGCATACATGAGCGACACAACTGATTCTAACCAAGTTCTAATTGGTTACAAAGGTTCTAGCGAAGCTGATGCGGCTGCATTCTACTGCCCATACATTCCGTTGATGAGTTCTGGTGTTGTTCTAGACCCAGCAACATTTGAGCCAGTAGTTGGCTTCCTAACACGTTACGGTTACGTTGAGTTGAGCAATACTGCTTCTTCTCTAGGTAATGCGGCTGACTACTTAGGTAAAGTTGCTATCACTAGCGCAAACGTAAGCTTCAAGTAATCCGTTACTTGTGTTTTACACAATCAAAACCCGCTTCGGCGGGTTTTCTTTTGGTTATACCATAAATACACAGTCTAGATTATTATGCGGTACCATCCGCGTAGGGCCTAGAACGCCATTAAACTCAAGGAGAAAATAAAATGGGACGTCCAATTAAAGACAAATTTTTCGGTAGTTCAACTACCCCTTATCAAAATTCTAACACTGGTGGCCGCACTGGTGTTGGCGGCGAATATATTAGTTCAATACTAGTTACTAACACAGCATCTAACAGTGGTTACAGCACAACAACAGCAGTTACTTGGGTAGCAAGTGCTCCGCAAATCACTGGTGGTATTGCTGCCAGTGGTACTGCTGAAGTATCGTATGTAGGTGGTACTGGTCGTATTCAAACTTTGACTGTTGTCAATTCAGGTACTGGTTATACCACAACCGGCAGTTTATCAATAACATACTCACCTACATCAGCAGGTACAGCCGCAACTTTTGTTGCTACAACATCTACGGCAGCACGTCTAGATGCTATTTCAATTGTTTCTTATCTAACAACTGGTTCAAGTGCAGTTAGTGGTGGCGATATTATGAAACAAGAAGGAAGTCGTCGTTATCTAGTACAAAACTCACAAGGTCAGGGAGTCTGCAAATTGTCTACTGGTACATTAGTTGCTGGCCAGATGTACATTATTGCTACTGATTATGCAGGTGACACTTACTGGGTTACTAAATTAACTGCAAGAAAAGCAAACTTGTATCCAAGATCCAACACAGGTACATCCATCTATAGTACAGTCCGTGTAGCACCTTGGACAATTGGCAACTCAACTGGTACTACTACCGGAACCGCTATTGTTTCGTTAGCACACACAGTTTAATGTTTTAAGCTAAAACCACAATAGGGGGCTTGTCCCCCTATTTTCATATCTAGGTAAATAATGGTATGACCACTACATGGACCTTACCTAATGCCGTTGATCAATATGCTGAAACCGGCGGAGAAACAGCTCATATTTCTTGGATTAATTTTTCTGGGTTGTCTAGCCTAGATGGCCGGTCAACGAGAACTAGCAAAGATTTAATTCATATTGCTGTAGATGAAAGACATGATTTAACTAATAAAACTTATTTTTTAAAACTTACAAATTTTAATTTTTCTAGACTACCTCAAACATTATCTGGAATTGAAGTACGCATTTCAATGAATAGAGGCGGAAGAATTACAGATGAAACAGTGCAACTATGCATTAATAATAATTTAATAGGTGACAATCAAGCATCTCTTGAAATGAGTCCTATTAAACTCTATGGTAGCGATACCAGCAAATGGAATACTCAATTAACTATGAACGACATTCAAAATCCTGCATTTGGAGTAGTAATAAGATTTCAAAGCCATCCACGTTGGCCTCATAAAAGCAGTCCTTTAATTGACGCTGTTGAACTAAGGATTCACTAAACAAATAAATACATTTGAGGATTAAAAATGGCAACTACCTACTATTCAAATACACCACCTAATATTGCAGTCTCGTCAACTGCCGCAACCAATGTTGTTAATATTCCTAATGACTATTATCTAAGTGCAGGCTCCGGCAAAATAAATTTAAAATCAGGCGACGCAACTAAAATTGATGCCGGAACAACCGCAGATTTTCAAGGCGCTGATAATGTTACAATAACATCTATTGGCGGTATCACTGCCGTTAAATCGCTTACAAAAAATGTAAATGTTACAGCTGGTATTAATATAGAATTAACAGCTCAAAATAATGTAATATCAAATGCTCCAGAGACTGATATTTTATATAACACTGTATTAGGATCTTCCATCGGTGTAGACACTACAGAATTTAAATCTAAAATAAAAAGTGATATTCTTCCTAAACAACAAACGTTTAACATTGGTAGTTCCGGAGATCAGTGGAATAAGGGATTTTTAAAGAAGGGCGAATATTACAGCGAAGATAACGTACAGAATCAATATTTACAATATGGTCCTAATGGTCGCCCGTATGACCCTGCAGACATTTATGATACTGCCGCACATAGACAAACTGGTGCAGTATATGTACACGGTGGTGTAGGTATTGAAAAAGACTTAAACGTTGGCGGTAGAATTTATGGTCGTGTTGAAATTGCAAACACTTCTTTCCAGTTGGTTGTAACAGCAACTAACGCCGACCTAGTATTTCACCCAACGCTTGCATTAACATCAGGTGAACAATTCATCTATATTGATGATACCGGATTAAATGGTGGACTAACATATAATCCTTTCACTGGAAAATTAGGCACTGATTTATTATTAGTTAACTCTACTGCCACTGCTACTAGGTTAGACGGTGCAATACGAGTAGAAGGCGGCATCAGCGTAGGCGAAAACATTGTTACCAAACAGGTAGATCCTCCTTTTGATGCAGACGTGGCAGCTAAATCATACGGATTAGGCACTAGCTCAACTCAATGGGCTGATGCGTATGTTCATAATATCTATGCTAGAGTATTAGCATCAACTACCGGGTCTATTGAAATTAAACCAAAAGCAGGAATGACTGACGTTTTCGGCGACATTCGTGTGCGTGGTACAAACCCTATAGGAACTGCTCCGGTAGTTTCAAATACTTTATATGTTACCACAGACGGTAATGACACCAATGATGGTAGAGCCATGGACGCAAGTCGAGCATGTCGTACAATTACTGGTGCTGTAAACAGTCCTTACTATCAGCCAGGTACACAAATTTTAGTCAGTGCAGGATTCTATTTAGAAGACAATCCTATTAGGATGAAACCGTATACCAGTATTAGAGGCAGTGATATTCGTACAACATTTATTGAGCCAATAAACAAGACTCAAGACCTATTCCATGTAGAAAGCGGTTGCTACTTAAACTACATGACATTCTTAAATGGCCGCAGTGGTTTATTAGAAGGTGCATATACTCCTGAATTTAATAGAGGAGCTTATGCTACGTCATTCCCTCCACTAGAAGGTAATAACCGAATTGATTTATTCCATTCACCGTATATTCAAAACTGTACTAATCAAAGTGGTCCATGGTTACGTGACGGTACAATGTTTGTTCCTAGTCAAACTGTTCAGGTACCTGCGGCAGTTGGTACAGGTACATGGGCGGCAAATACAACTAGTCTTGTAGTAAAAGTTAGTACCGGTACAATTACGCAAGGCATGGCGGCTAACGCTGGTCAACAAAATCCAGGATTCTTTAATGCTCGCACATTGATGTTAGCTAACAAACCTTTCTTACAAGAACAGGTTGTGGCCTATGTTGATGCAACATTTAACACAGGCAACTTTACTAGTACATATAATCAAACTAAATGCCGCAGAGATTTAGGATTAATTGTTGACTCTATCAGCCTTGATGTGTTATACCAAAGCAACAGTGAAAGTATATTTGCAGGATTAGAATATTGGAGTCAAACAACTTCTGCAATTGCCGGCCAGCAGACTACTACTACAAATGCAATTAATTACTTAAAAAGTCTTGCAGCCGCAGTTGCTCTTAGTGCAGGCGGAGCACCTTCACAAACAATTGTAAACACATTGTTTACAACTATAACAAATATTATAACAACTGGCACAGTTGGAATTACTGATTTAATAGTGTCAAACGGCCTTCCAACTGCGGATACACAAAAATTAGCCGCATACACTGCGTTAATATCTAACATCCCTACATTCAAAACACAGGTACTAAGTTGGATTGCTTCTAATGCACCAACATTTGTGTTTAATACATCAACTTGTGCAAGAGACGTTGGGAACATTGTTCAAAGTGTTGCATTTGACTTGAAACACGGCGGCAATAAACAAACAATTAAATCTGGTGTTTATTATTACAATTACAGTACGACATCAACTCAGATTGCTAATGAAATTCCGCAGACTACAGCCGCATACAATTATTTAAAGAGCATTATTTCTAACATTGTTAGAGGGGTAGCACTACCTACAACTTATCAAACTGCAACTACTCAGGTAATTATTAGCCAGCCAATTGCTAGCACATACGAAGCAACTGCACTACAATCAAAGATTGATATAATTACTAATATTATACGTCGAGGACCAGCAGTTGCCGCTGTAAGACAGCCAATTGATTTAATCATTAATCCTGCACAAGAAGCAACTAATGCATTTAATATTTTATTAGCCAATAAATCTTTTATTCAAGCTGAAGTTATTGCTTATATCAATGCAACAACAAATACATTTAATTACTCTAGAGAGTATTGCTACCGTGATGTGGGCATATTGGTTGAAAACGTGGCCTATGATGCGGCATTTGGCGGTAACCAAAAAGCAGTTGAAAGTGGTCTAGCATACTACGACGGCGTTATTAGCAAGATTTCAGGACAAGAAACTCAGACTTCTTCTGCAATAGATTACTTAAATCAATTAGTGCAAAAAGTTATTACTAATACCACAGTAACAACTATATTATCTGTGCCCGCAGTTATTGCCGTAAGTGGCACACATGCACAGGTTAGAAATACTGTGTTGCTTGGCGGCGCAATTGCCAGTAATTCCATTGACAGTTCGTTTAATATAATTACTACAATTATTAATAATGGACCTGATGCGGCACCTGCAATATATAAATCGGGTGGACCCGATGCGGCATTTGTTAGTGCTGAAATTTTAATGCAGGCTAATCGTAGATTTATTCAAGAAGAGACAATTAACTACATCAATGGTTTAGTTAAATCATTCCCTTACAGCAAAATTCAATGTAAGAGAGATGTTGGATTAATTGTAGATGCAATTAGTCAAGATTTATTATACCCAACAGCTAAACGTAGCCAAAGTACTTTTTCTGGATTGCAATACTGGAGTCAAGGAAATTACACAGGCGACATACTAGCTCAGATTGGCCCAACAATAGATGCAGTTACATATCTAAAAGATTTGTCAGTTAAAATTGTCAGAGGTATTACTTATGTAGATGATTTAGTTCCTAGATATCAATATGTTGTTACACAAAAAACTAAAGCAGATGGATACGAACCTGCCACTGCTGAAGAATCTGCCATAATTTCTGCAAACTTTGACATTATCTTAGAAATTCTAAAAGGTAATAAAAGAGGTTGGTCTGATAGAATAATTCCAAACGGACCAAATTCTAATTTATTAGGTGTAGCAAACGCATTTAATTTATTAATGGCTAACAAAGAATACTTGGCCGCAGAAGTTATTGCGTATGTTAATGCTATTCATCCTAATTTTAGTTACAGTACATCAACTTGTGCTCGTGATGTTGGATTAATTACTAGTTCAATTGCATTTGATTTAACACACGGCGGAAACAGACAGGCAGTGCAAGCCGGCTTATCATATTACGCATCATCATCTTCAACAAGCTCAATACACGGACAAGAAACTCAGACTATTGTAGCTTTTAATAGAATAAAGAGTCTTGTGACTAGTTTGTTAACAGGAACAAATATAACGGTCAGCACTGGTACAATACTGGCACCGGTGACTACTTCTTCATTGGCCACTAGTGTAGAAGTTGGTTATATTCAGCAATCTATTTCTACTATTACAGATATTATTATATATGGTCCAAGTGCATCCGTGGGACTAACTGCAATTGCACTAACAGCTACAACTACAACATCTGTTATAAATGGATTCAAAATTCTTCAAGACAACAAGAAATTTATTGTTGATGATGTAATAAATTATATTGATTGGGCGTACAACCGTACTAGTTTTAACTATAATGAAGAAAAATGTTATCGTGATACAGGTCTAATTGTTGATGCAGTTAGTCAAGATATTTTATTAGGCGGTAATTCTAAGTCACTTGATGCAGGATTATCATATTGGAATCAAGGTTACAACTCTGTTGCCACACAAGTAACTACTACTACAATGGCAATTAATTATGCCAAAGACCTAGCATTAAAAATTATTGCTAATACTCCGGTAACCCCACAGACTGCAACAAATACAGTACAGGTAATTAATACATTCTTCCAGTATGGTGGCGACTACATGCCACAGGAAGCTGTTAAGAGAAACTTTAATATTATCACTACTATTATTGAAAGAGGCCCATTGTATGCTCCTCCTAGATATGCTGGCGGCGGATTGTTTTCCCTAGTAGGTATTAACGGCGCCGATGTTAAACTGGCACCAAGAGTAACATCAGTTACTACAATAACTACTGGGACATATTTGGTTGGATTAAACACTGCAACTGTGGGCTTCGGCAATAATGCTACATTATATTTTGGTGATACCTTGGTGTATCCAAAAACAGATGCAGAAGTTGAGCAACTAAGTTTAGAATATACTAATAGTGCAACTACTTGGAATCAACGTAAGTTTGATCCAATTGGTAGTATGGGTGGAAGTTTAGTTGATGGTGCAGTAATTAGTGATCGAAGCCCAATTAATTCTTTTGTTTATGATGCGTTTACTCAAGTTAATCAAGGTGGTCGCGGCGTTAGAATTACCAATGATGGATATGCACAGTTAGTTTCTGTGTTTACGATTTTCTGTTCAGTTGGCGTGCAGGTTGACAACGGTGGTATTGCAAGTATTGTTAATAGTAATGCTAACTTTGGTGATCTTTGCTTGGTTGCCAAAGGATATGGCACACGTCAATTCAGTGGTACAGTATATAATCCAAGTTTTAAATCATACCCTGACGATGCTGAATTTAATCAATATTATCCAACCGGATACTGGCCAAATAATTCTAGAGTTAGAATATTCCTTCCTGACCTAGCAGACCGTCCTCATATTTCGTTAGTTATGGAAGTTGTTCCACCAACCGCATATAAAGACTATACTGGCTTTGTAGTACCATATACAAACGATCAAGGATTTCCTGGATTTTTAAATGCTATACCAAATCTGGCATCATTGAGCACGGGAACAATTACATTGACTAACATTGATACTACTGGAGTTGCTGTTGGTAACACAGTATATGTTAGAGATCAGTACGGCAGTCAAACTGGAACCAATGGTATACTATATGTGGCAACAGATACTGTTGTAACTGATGTTGGCTACAACAGTATAACATTAAGTAAGGCATTATCAAGTGGTGGGTCAGATTCCGGCAATACAGCCGCATCAATTAACACAGAATATTTTAATTTATACTTCTGTGGAAAATCGTATTACACTGTAATTAGCAGTGAAGTAGGTGATAATCCAATTGCAGTTGGTACTAATGTATTACGAGATGTTAGCACCGGCGATCAACGTCCTGCACATATTTCGTCATT